GTAAGTAGCCCAAGAATTAGAAGCACTAACAGCACAGATTTACTAAGTGCTGAAATACAACTACAAACAGCCTACACAGGCTAGGAAAGGTAAGAAAATGGCAACAACTATTTTAAGTGGTCGTCAACTAATTCTAAGTGTTAACGGCGTTAACTACTCAGAACAAATTACATCATCTGCTATTAACTTTGATACAGAAAGATTGACTTTTGACACCCTTGCAGGCAAAGCCTACAAATACATAGACTCAAACGTTACACTTGACGTTGATTTCTTAAACGACGTAGGAGCAACACCAAACAGCTTGTATAAAGTATTATGGGACGGCACAGAGTCAGCCCCAGATACTACAATTGCTTTTATTATGACACTAAGAACTGGTGTAACATTAACTGGTTTTGTATTGCCACAATACCCAAGCATCACAGGTACAGGTGCAGACGTACAAACTTGTTCAGTATCATTACAAGTTGTAGGTATACCAACCGAAGACCTAACAGCATAACAACAACAACAAACAGAACAGGGGCACACAATGCTTAAACTTAAATTAACGTGGGAATTAGAAACAGGTGAGAAGTTTGAAGAATGGACAAGACCCATTGAACTTTCACTTGCAGAAAAAGAATTATATTCAGGTAAGTCAATTGTTAAAATACTTATTGAAGAAAGCACACCAAGTAACACACTTCTTTTATTCTTGGCTCACAAAATTCAACAACGCGTTACCAAGAAAATCGAAAACTTTGAGACCTGGAAATCAAAAGTCACCGATATTGCAGCTTCTGATTTTGAGACAGCAAATTTTACCAAGCCCGAAGTCTTGGGCGAACAGCAATCGAATTAGCAATAGCAACTGGGATAACACCCGACTATTGGCTCAATGCCGAACCCGAAATTTGGGCAACGGCTATAGACATATTGAACGAGCAAGCTAATGGCTAAAGCAATTCAATTAGTTAAAGTAGATAGAGATTATAATGGTCTTCTTCGCGCTTTTAATAAAATGGACGATATAGCTAAAAAAGATATGCAAGAAATTGCAGGCAAACTAGCTGAACGTGGTGCTAATTATGCTAAAGGTGCAGCTAATAACGCACCATATAATGTTAAACAAGCAAAAGCTGTAGCCGAGTCAATTGTAATTAAAGCTAAAGATAAAGCACCAAGTTTTAGTATTGGTGGTAAGCGTCCTGTTGGCTCTAGTGCTTTTAGTGCTGGTTATGTGATAATGGGTAATGAATTCGGGTCAAAGCAATACAAACAGTTTCCTAGACGCTCTGGCAAGGGTGGTAAAGAGGGTTGGTGGTTGTATCGTGCTATGTCAAGATTTCAACCAACAATTGCTCAGGAATGGCTTAAAGGTTATGAAAAAATTAGAGACGCTTGGAAAGCAGGTTTTTAATGGCTGATATTAGGACACTTAAACTTGCGCTTCTTGCTGACACTAAAAACTTTATTGACGGCCTTGATAAAGCTGATAAAGAAACAAAAACTTTTAGCAATAAGTTAGATAACGCTTTACAAAAAGGTGCTGCAGCGTTTCTTGCTGTTGGTGCTGCTGCTGGCGCTATGGCTATCAAGATTGGTATTGACGCTGTTAAAGCAGCTGTTGAAGATGAAAAAGCCCAAAAGTCTTTAGCAATAACTCTTAAAAACACAACTAAAGCCACAGATGCTCAAGTTAAATCTGTTGAAGATTATATTGACAAAACAGCACGTGCTACAGGGATAGCAGATGACCAATTACGTCCAAGCCTTGACAGACTTGTTAGGTCAACTCAAGACGTTACTAAAGCACAAAAACTACAACAACTTGCATTAGATATTGCTGCTGGAACAGGCAAAGACCTTGCCACAGTTACAGAAGCCTTAGGTAAAGCCTATGACGGCAACCTTGGGGCACTTAAACGTATAGGTGTTCCTCTTGATGAAAACATTGTAAAAACTAAAGACTTTGACGCAGCCACAAAAGCATTAAGTGAAACCTTTGCTGGTCAAGCTGCTGCTGCTGCTGAAACTTTTGCTGGTCGTATGGCTCGCATAAAAATTGCTATAGATGAATCTAAAGAACAATTAGGTCAAGCACTATTACCTTTACTTGAACGATTTGCTAAATTTGCTACAGACCAATTAGCACCTGCTTTACAAGGTTTAGTTGATGGTTTAACTAGAAGTGGTAAACAATCTCTTACACGTGCTTTTTATGATGCTGGAACAGGTGCAGTTACTTTTGGCTATGATATGGATACTGTCCAAGGTCAAGCATATTTACTTGGTGAACAATTAAGAAAAACGACAGACAGATTAACCGAACTTCTTGACAGAGTTACTGGTGCTACTGAGGGTGAGGGTTTTAAGAAATTACTAGAAGCCATTACTAGCGTTATTTCAGGTTTAGAACGCGCTATTAACCTTTACAATAGTTTACCTGATTTTGGTAAATTACTGATTAACCCTGTTGGACAACTTGCACCTTTAGCTGGTGCAGCAGGTAAATATGGAAATATTGGTAATGCGTCTTTTGGCGCACCAAAAACTACAGTAAACAATTTTAATTTCAAAGGACCAGTAGACCAACAAAGTTTTGCTAGAACCTTAATCAAAATACAATCAACAGCGACAAAAACTACAGGTATTAAACCATTTATTCCAGGTAGGTAACTATGACTGTATACACGCCAACCTATCGAGTAACTATTGCAGGTGTTGTACAAACCTCTACAACTTTAGAAGATGGCACTATTACCTATGGCCGTAACGATTTTTTTGAAGCCACACAACCAAGTTATTGTAATATAGAATTACTAAACCTTGATGGGTTAAGCCCTGTAGTTGAATTGTTAGACACAGTTGTTATTGAAGTCACCGACTCAACAGGTGCTTACGTGAAACTATTTACAGGCGAGGTTTCAGGTGTTTATAACAGATTTGAAGGCGCAGGTTTAGGTGGTAAACCTAACACTTTACAAATACAAGCTGTAGGCGCTCTTGGTTTACTTGTTAAACGTTACGCTGGTTCTGTTGCTTACCCAGAAGAATTAGACGGCGCACGTATTACACGTATTTTGGAAGAAACTTTATATATTGCTTGGGAAGACATAAGCAACACGTTTACTTGGAATGATTTTACTACTGAAACTTGGGCTACTTATGGTGTTCAGGGCATAGACACTATTGACGCTGGACGTTACGAAGTACTAGCTAGACCTGCCGAAATTGACCAAGCATTTAATTTGACAGACACAACACAACAATCGGCTTTAGGTTATTTGTACGACACCCCAGATTTTGAAATTGGTTACGCCGACGCAGAACGAAGAAGTGAAAACTATACAACTAACTTGATAGAACTTGACGCTAATCTTGTAAACGCTGACATACAAACAAGATTACAAACAGCAGATATTGTTAACAGCGTTGTTATTCAATATGACGACCCAGTACTTGAAGTTGTAGCACAAAACGATACCTCAATAAATAACTATGGATTGTTAGAAGAAATTAGGTCTACAATTCTTGCTGAAACAGCTGATGCCACAGAACAAGCTACAAACTTTGTTAACTACAGAGGAACACCTAAAGTCTCATTAGAAGAAGTCACAGTTAACCTGGCTCATTCAGATATGACAAATACTGTCAGAGATAACTTACTAGGTGTCTCAATGGATACCCTTTTATACTTAGACAATATCCCAGTAGGTTTAATAGCTGAGGGTTACAATGAGGGCTTTGTCGAGGGTTGGACTTGGACTCTGGGACGCAACAACCTGGAACTGACTATGTCTGTTTCTAACTCAATCTACTCAACACTTGATGTACAATGGGAAGACTACAACGCTGTAATCCAATGGCAAAACTTGGATAATACAACTACGTGGCTTGACGTTATTTAAAAAAAGGATAAACTAGAGACTATGCCGAATACAACGAATTATTCGTTTCCAACGCCTGCCGATACTGATTTAGTAAAAAATGGAGCAGACGCGATACGCGATTTAGGTGATGCTGTTGATACAGCTATGAACACAGCTCTTGGTACTAAAAAGGCTGGAATGGTTTTACTAAACACTACTAGTTTTAGTGCAGTAGCGAGTCAATCTATAAATGATGTTTTTAGCACAACTTATGATAGTTACAGAATTGTTTTTCCAAGAATTGTACCTGCAACAGGTAATCCTGAATTAAATTTAAGATTAAGAGTTAGTGGTACAGATAGTTCAACAGAATATTATTATGGTGGACTTGCTGGTTCTTCTTCTGCTGATACTATTTTTTATCGCAAAGGAAATAATGTAACTTCTTTAGGCTTGAGTTTGTTAGGTTCTAATTATACGTTTGGAAGTGTTGTAGATATTCATTACCCAAATGTTGCTGGTAGAACTATATTCAATTATTCTATTTCAGGTGATAACGGAAGTTCTTATATGGGTGGTGCTGGTTCTGGTTTTCATAACGTTGCTACTGCCTACACAGGTTTTACAATTTTTCCAGCAAGTTCAAATATAACGGGCACACTATCTGTTTATGGTTACAACAAGTAAAGGATTAACAATGGCAACTGAAAAAATTATGGTTGGTATAGATGACCAAGTTATAGAACTTAAAGGTGCTGACAAAGAAGCATTTTTAGCACAACGCGAAGAAGATAGTGTCCAATTTTCCTTACGCGAAGCCGAGTATAAAGCCAAACAAGACTCACGTGAAAGTGCTATCAAAAAGTTAGCAGAAATAGCAGGGTTAACTGAAGAAGAAATAGAGGCGATTATATGACAAACATTAAAGGACTAGCAGCT